TTATCAAAAATCATGAAAAGAGCGTGGGAGTTAGTTAAAAAGGCAGGTCTTTGCATCTCCGAAGGATTAAAATTAGCATGGAAGGAAGCAAAGAACATGGGGGAAATCACAAAAGGTTCCGTAAAACAGATCGCATGGGCACAGGACATTAAAGACGGCGTGATCAAAGCGTTAAATCTGAGTCTGAAACTCAACAAAGAAAGCGAAAACAATTATCTGGCATCAATCAGAGAAAAAAATCTGGTTGACATTGAAAAAGTAAGCGAGGCTAAGTGGTTTATTAATCTTTTCTTAACTGCTAAAGAAAATTACAGGGCTGAAATTTGCTTCGGAAACTATATGACAAAAGAAGAATTAGCCGAAGATTATGCTAGTCTTGCAAGTTCTAAATTGATGGAAACTTTTTAAGAGAGGAGAAAAAAGATGAAAAAAACCAAAGCAAGAAAGATAACGGACATGGTAGAAAAAAACACTCACGCCGCCCTACGGAAACGATTTCCTGATTTGTACGATTTTCTGTACGCTTGCAACGATGAGGAAACAGAAAACAAACAAAGAGTGCATGAATTACACAAACTAGGATACACGGCAGAAAAATTGTGGGAAATGCCGCATGAGGATGTAGGAAAAGATTATTTGCAGATGCTATTAGACACAGAAAAAAGAGGCTGAAAACAGCCTCTTTATCCATTAACTTAATAGTTAATAAAATAGTTTCTACTCACACGCATATACAATATGCGGACAACTATATTATAGCAAAATATTATCACAAAGTCAAGTAAATACCCGCCCCGGAGGTACGAAGGCAGGAAGGGAAATAAATGAAAAGAGCCGCTTTATACGTGCGAGTAAGCACGCAAGAGCAGAAGAACAGTGGATTGTCCGTTGATTCGCAGATAGATGCACTTGAAAAATATTGCGATGAGCAGGGTTATACGGTTGCTGGCATTTATAACGATGCCGGCATATCTGCACGTAAAAAATACACAAAACGCCCTGCCCTTTTACAATTACTTGAGGATTGCAAGAAACATGAGATTGATATAATACTCTTCACGCGCCTTGACAGGTGGTTTAGAGCCGTTGCAGGGTATTATGAGGTACAAAATGTCCTTGACGCGTGTAAAGTGCCTTGGAGGGCTATCTGGGAGGATTATGAGACAGAGACAAGCCAGGGAATATTTAAAGTAAATATTATGCTGTCCGTAGCGCAGGCAGAGGCAGACAGGGACAGCGAGAAAATACGGTCTGTTATGGAATTTAAACGGAACAACAAGGAATATATTGGCGGAAAAGTACCGGTAGGTTATCGCATAGAAGGAAAAAAGATTGTAAAAGACGAAAAGACGCGAGGAATAATTGAGGATATGTTTGAGCATTATTTCCAGACCTTCTCGAAAGCAGGAACCGCAGACTATATTTTAAGTAAATACCCTGATTTTGTAAGAACTAGAACAAGGTTGGTTAAGATTATGTCCAGCCCGGCTTATCGCGGCGAAATGTATGGAGTAAAAAACTACTGTGAGCCGTACATCACAGAGGAGCAAGCGCAAAAAATCAACGAAGTATCCAGTCAAAAAACTTGGACGGATTGCAGGAGGCGTATTTACGTTTTCTCCGGCTTGATGAAATGCCCGATTTGCGGTTGCAGGCTTTCCGGGTGTGCAATAGGTAAAAAAGAAAAAAAGTACAAAGTATATCATTGCCCCCACTCTGTCGCACAAAAGCACAAGACCTACACGCGATCAGAAAAAAAATTAGAAACATATATGCTCAATCACATCGAAGAAAAAATACAGTTAGATGTATTAAGAGCAGAATGTCGTGTGAAGGCAGGTGGAAACGATGCGGAAAAGAGAAAGAAAAAATTATCCAGTGAGTTGGGAAGAATTAATAAAATGTTTGAGAAAGGCAGGATAACAGAAGAATACTATGACGAAAGATATGAGGCTATATCAAAGGAATTAAAAGAACTATCCCAGACCGCCGCAACGGAAGAACTAGAAACTAAGAAAAAAATACAAAGCAGATTTCCTGACGGTTGGAAAGATATGTATATGCAGTTAGGCGAACAAGACAAGCAAGTGTTTTGGAAAAGCATTGTAAAAGAAATAAAAATATCCCCCGACACTTACGTGGAGGATATTATATTTTTTTAGTTTTTGTTATATAGTAACTAGCCGTAACCACCAGGTTAAGGTCAGTTACCGTATAACAAAATATGATAGAAATAAAGGAGAAGTAATTATATTATACAAGAAGAAAGAGGACGTTTCAAGCGCCCTCTTTTATTTTTCGCAAAACTGACCGATATTCTCGCGGATACATTGCTTCGATGGCTTTCATGTGTTCGTCAAGCACGCGTAATAAGTGCTCAAAGTCTGCGTTTCGGGCGATTTCTTTAAATTCAGAATCCGGCTCGGAACTGTAAGAGTAGTATGATGTGTTGGAAGATAGTTGGTTCGGTTGTTGATTGCTCATTAAATTATTGCGTACATTGTATAAAATCGAAAGCCGTTCGCAAGTGGCGTAGGTTGTTTTTCCTGCCTCTAATGCCGCAATTTCGGCATTAATTTCGTCCATATTAATCATTGCGGCACTCCTTTCTCTTATCGGTCTAATTCTGCTAATGCTCTGCCTAGTGCTGCCTGATCTGTACTAGACAGATTACTGTCGTGCATCATGTCTTTGATAGTTTCTTTTACCTGCATTTTTGCATCGTTGTAAGAGTAATGCCCCCTCACATAGTGCTGACCTCTACGAGCGTTGCTATAGTCGTCGTAATCCATGTCAGGATAACGCCCGCGACTGTATCTTCCTGACGTGTTCCAGTCGCCGCCACGGCTGTATTCGTTGCCACCTTCCAGATACATGATTTTGTCAATATTTTTAATTGTGTCTGTCAGTTTGTGGACTGCTTCTAAATCCCCGGCGCTCATATCGCCTTTGTTCGAAATCTCGTCCAGCTCTCTGCACATCATCTTTTTTAATTTGTGTAATGATTCCATTTTTCGCCCTCCTTTACGCTACTCTCTCGACGATTAGATTGCTATTGGCTATATTAATTGCCTGCGTAGATGTATTTTCGACTGCGATCGTTATGCAACACCCGCGCGGAACGTCAATAAATGCCGCCGTAAATACATTAAAATATTCGCCTACCGCCGCAGGTGTTACGATTGCTGTCGCACTATTTAATGGTTCTCCGGCGATTGCCAGGGCAATAGAAATAGGTGTCACAGTTCCACCGGCAGGTATGGAGATATTAGCCCCAAAGCTGACCTTATAGCGCGCCCTGCACTGGTTTGTAAGGCCTCTAAGGGTCACAATTCCTGCTCCCTCCCGGTGTGTAATACAGCTACCGCACTTTACGGCTGTCTCTGTGAGCGGTAAATTCTGCCCCGCTGCTACGGTTACGATATTGCTATTAGTAAATTCTGCCACGTTATCACTCCTTTTTTAATAATAAACGGCGGAACGATTGCCCCGCCGCTATAAGCATCATCGGCACAAGCCGAACAATCCCGTCAACGCAGGAAGCTGCTAATTATAAAATTTTAGCATCCGCAACCGGTATTGCATCCGCAGTTACCGTACTGATATGGTGCGGAAACCGGAAAAGCTGGCACTGGTCTAGGGTTGTAATAAGTAAACTGGCCCTGCATGTATGCCTTTAAGGTTTCGTTCTGTGACGCCTGAGAAGCCGCTAACTGTGCCGCAAATAACTGCTGATTCTGCTCGGCAATCTTAGCGTCCTTAGCTTCGATTCTCTGCGCTGTGAGGGCATCGAGAATTGCTCTAGCGTTGTTATTCTGGTTGTCAATGATGTCTCTTGTATTGTTTGCGTTGTTAAAGTTTGTCTGACAGAAGCCGTTTGTAACTTCCTGCTGGATTGCATTGGTATTCATCGCCATGTTGTAGTTAACACCTGCAATAGCCTGTTTGTTATCACAACAACACTGTGCTAACTGTGCCTGTAAAGCATTAAAGCTCTGCATATCTGCGATCTGTCCCTGCTGGATTGCATTTCGTGTATCGTAGCCGTTCTGCTGGATTGTGCTATTTGTTCCTGCAAATCCGTTGAGCAGAGAGGTGTTCATTGCATAAAATCCGTCACAAATACCGGTGTTGATAGCATCACCCTTGCGCTCAAGGGAGGAAATGCCGCTATCAATCTGGCGCTGTAAGGTTGCAAAGTCAGAAGCTAATACATAGTTATCTGCCGCGCCTCCGCCACCGTTATTCCATCCATTTCCGTTTCCCCATCCACAGAAGATGAAAAGGAAAAGAATGATAATCCACCAAGCACCGTTACCCTCGCCAAATGCGCCGTTATTGTTGCCTGTGACTGCCGCCAAATCTGCCGGACTCATTCCGTCTGTTGTTAATCCCATGAAATCACTCCTTTTTATTTATTTATTTAAAACCCTTTAAAAGGTTTTGAAACTGTGTTGCCATGCCCTGCAACTGGTTGTACTGTTGCTGGCTCATTTGCCCGCTATTTAGCAGGTTTTGTACTTCCTGTTTCGGGTCCCCTTGGAACTGCTGCCTGAACTGTTGAAACTGCTGTATCATCTGCATTGGATTGAGATTCATTCAATACCCTCCTTCTTAACGTCTCCATTTGCCTTTCTAAAGCATTTAAGCGTTCCTCGTAGTTAATTGGTTGACTAGACTGTGAAAGCTCCGCTGTGGGCGAATCTGTGCCTTTTCGCTTATATTCAAACACCTCTAAAAACGGTCTGCCCGTCTGGTCCGCTCTTTTTTCATAAAAAATCGGTGCTTGGCTGTCCCACAAACGGACAAAAGAATTTGGTGCTACTAAATACGCCTCCGCCGCGCCCTGTCCTTGCACCCAAATCCGCTCATCAGGATTAGATTGCTGTTGCATTTGTTGAGGCGGCGCCTGCTGTTGTTTTAGTCGATTGAGCTGGTCAAGATAATCCGGTTGTGGATATTGCGGATACTGTGGATATTGTTGTGGATATTGTGGATAACCGAACATTTATTTCCCTCCTTCCCTCCAGTAATATATTGGTGTCATTGCTCCGCTGTCCCACGTATCGTAGTAATTGCCGTCAATTACCGCTATAACGTGCCCCGACAGTGCTAAAATATAAGCCCCTTCCGGGTGGTTGTTTGCAAATTCTGAGACGGTACAGGTCATGTATTCGTCTGGGATTATATAACGGCTAAATCCATTATCTTTGAGGTATGCGCCCCACACTGCATTAGCTGAGGGCATATCTGACAACATTAAGCCGTACAGGGCAAGTTGTATATATGTTTCTTCCCACGTTTGCTTTGTAGCTTTTGAGATAGCGCGCACGGTGCAATCTCCCACTTTTGCCGCCGCGGGATTTGGGTTCCAATATTGATACATCTCTCTGCCCTCCTTATAGTTTTATTATCGCAAAAAAATAAGCACACCACCACGAAGACAGTGTGCTTATTTCTGCGCAATTTTTAAATCATCTTTAGTTTTTTAAAGGCTGTTTATGTATGGAATCGTGCCGGGAACTAACAAAATTTTTTCCACGGCGCAACTCCACAGCCCCTGTAATCCTCTCGTGCTTATATCCATTTTCTCGGCGGCTTGCTCCTGCGTTAATCCATCAAAAAGCAAGTACTGTACAGTTTCGCGCTCCCGCAAGGTTAAGCGGGCACACGATAAGGCGTAGTCAATAAATTGTTTATCGCCTAATTTCCAGAGTTTTTTAATTAAACTTCTGTTCACTGTATCACCTCAAACACGCAAAAATTACGTAAATTTATTTCGTTTTGTCCAGTCCTAAAATCGCTCTAACCTTGTCCGGGAGCAAATCAGGGTTAATTTTGCCGATGTTTTCCACGATGGAACCAAGCTCCATTAGAATGATGTAGACGCACACGCCTGCGGCAATAGGCACCTGAAAGCCTAAGTCTACATATTTCTGGGCGTAGTCGATAAGATACGCAAGCACCACGAGCATAATGGAGCCAAATTTATGATACAATCCTTTTCTCATTTCTGAGGATTTCCACTTGTGGTTAGCGCAGGCGGCTACTCCGCCACTAGCCAAATCAAAAACTACAAAAATACAAGTTATTAGTGGCAACATAATATCTACCATCTCCATTCCTCCTTAAAAATTATTTTTCTTTTGTTTTTATAAATTAATTAAAGCCCTCTTTAGCTGACTGTCTCTGTATCATCTGTGGCCTCTTCTTTGCTATCCTCGGCATCCAGCGCATCATAATACGCCTGTGCCAAGGCTTCCACCTCGGCAATGTCCTCTTCAGTCAGCAATCCATTGTCCAGATGACTGTAAGCCTTGTCAAGCCAATAGGCCACATCTCTGCCTGCAGTAATTTCGCGCTTGATGCTGCGCAATGTCAGGTCGTGTCGTGCTTTACTTTTGATAGCCATAATGTATACCTCCTTTAAGTGGTAGTCATGGACGCAATGGCGTCCTCAAGATTTTTGACGACGAGATTTACGTCCCGCTGGTAGTCCAGCTTGATGCCTGCGCCGTCACTCGCTTGCACCACGGTGTCGGGTGCATAAGCGGTGATGGCTTTGTAGGCGGCAATTTCGGCAGGGGTGAGCGGAGTTTCGATGGGAGTGGCGGGAGCATATATAATGAGCACAGTATTAGCTTCCAAGTATTCAACCCATGATTTAACGGTAGGAAATTTAGAAGGGTCCAGATTGAATTGATATAAATATAGGGGAGTAGCCACAAGCCTAAATGTATTTACAACATTGCCTACGCCCGCTGGGAGTATGTTACTCATAGCAGGTGCGCCAGCTCTGAAATCTATTATGGCCGCTTTGTTTGAATATCTCGTCGCAGATACATTAGCGTCAATGTCATTACGAAATACCCAAAAAGATTTGTCCAGCGAGGATATGTCGACACTCTTTACCCTCTGCACCTTCACCCCTCTCTCCAAGTCTACCTCGTCGCAAATCCATTGCTGGCCGTTTTGGTCAGTGTAGTTGCCGCCAGAGGCGACAGGGACGCCGGGTAAGCCGGTGGGGGTTGGTAGGGTGAGGAGTTGTTCACGGTAGGGTTCATAATCGGGAGATGATGCGTTCCATGTCATGCACACGTTTTCACTGGCCATATCTTCTAACAAATACTGGAACTTTGTCGCGTTCGCTTTAAGCACAATATCTTTTCTAACACTACCCTTATCAATACCAACCCACATCTGTTCATTGTTTTCGCCAATGAATAAGATGTTTCCGCCTTGCGAAACAATATCGCCTTTGAATACTACAGTTATCTGTGTGTTTTTCTTGACAGAGCACTCGACAAAGTTACCTGTTCTTAGGTTGGGCGGCATCCAATTCTTCCCCGTCACCTTCACCGCCACGCTCCCGCCGTCACCAGCGCTCACAATAGGCACAGGTGCATCCGGGCTGGGTGTGCCGTCCTGCGTGCTCTTGCCGTATACGGTCAGACCGCACAGCGGTGCAGCAAAAGCATCATCACAGCTTACCGGGTTTCCTGTCTCACTGCCAACAAGCACATTCTGGCGCTTCTGCAGCACAGCAGTATCTTCCTTTAGCAAACTAAGTTCTTTCTTTAGTGGGCCAAGGTCTCCTGATATTCCCCTACGTTTCGAGAGTGCATACGCCTCATCTCCCGTTAAACCACTTTTTCTCATGCTCTACACCTCCTTAAAGCAAAAACCACTTGCTATCAGGGGCATAAAAGCCATATAATTCCCCTGTGTCTACGCATAACGCTGTCGAACCACTTGCAACATAATGAGGCAATTTGTCTACTTCGGAAGACTTTCCCCAGTAATATCGCTTACTTCCGTCCGTATCTATGCAATCCCAGCCGCCTAAATCGTGTATAATATCTCCTTTGCGGTATGTCTGCCCGTCAATAATTATTGTTCCACTAGCTATCATACTTTCGCCTCCTTATGCATGAATCGTATCAGACAGCTTTAGCAAGCGATCTGCGAGCATCTCATTTTGTTTTGTAAGCTCTTCTATTTTTTTGTTTAGTTCTGGTATGGACGGCGTGTTATCGTTAAATAGGTGTTCCGGTTCTTCTCGGTCAACATTCTCAACGATTTCATACTTTCCTTCCTTATTTGCCTCGATATGACACGTACCATTTTCGTTGCACCACTGCGCAGCTTTTGGTGGGTATAAACCATCAAATACGTATCCAATATAATATTCTTCCATAATTACACTCCTAACACATATCTCAGTACAAACCCTTGATTGTTAACGGCTATTCCGTTTTGTGCGTTATTAGATTTATTACTGTCAGTACCCCGTATAAATGTATCACCGATATATAGGTATTTATTTAATCCGTAATATGGATTGCTCATTAACATACCATCTCCAGGTCGCCAGGCAACGTGCTGTTTAGGTACAAAAAACGTTGTCCACCACCAATTATCACAAGCTCCATTACTATAGTGACTCCAGACAAATACTGCACCGGTCGGTTGCATTGATATTGGCTCATTTAGTGTAAATTCATGCCCTGCAAGCATAAAATATCCTACGCTGTTAGCATCCCACAGGATGTTATTTTTACCTAAGATGCACTCTACGTCATTAGATACAAATTGGATGTGGTGGTTATCGACATGCATCCCGGTTCCCATAGACTCGTACAAGTCACTGTATGTTGAGCCGTCCTTGACGGTTAACGAAAGTCCTGTGGTGTCCTTGGTTTTATCGTAATACAATTCCAGAGCCGCCTTGCCGCCGCCATGGATGTCGTCTGGGTTTGTCTGCTGGGTGGAAACAACAATGTTGCGGTCGGATTGCATCACGGAGCCGGAGCCCTCATAAGTTTTATCGCCGTCCGCGTTGGTGATCACGATAGGTGCTGTACCAAACCTTACAATTTCACTATTTCCTTTTCGTACAGCCATACCATATGCATCAAGTAAAGTATTTTGTTTAAGGGTGTTCCCTCTCATGTCGCCAACTATCAGTCCAACATCATCTATATAATCAATAAAATTTGTTGCAGTTTTAGCTGCATTAATAATTTTTTCGTTCTGTAACCCAAAATTTTTAACGGTTCTTTTTTTAAATCTTTCATGCGATTGTTTTACTTTTTCTGCGGCTGTATCATCTGTTGGTGGAGATGTAAGATTTCCAGTAAGCCATGCTTTTCCACCGGAGACACGTATTTTTACCGTATCCCCAGATTTGCAGTTAATAGCCATCTGCGCAGGGGTTTCATCTGCTCCGCCGTCAATGTGGACATATGCTGTTTTTTCGTCAACCCGAAGGACTTTTGCAACTGTATCGTATGCTTTTGTTTTGCTTTGCTTCATCGCCGAGGCAATCTCTTTTACAAACTCATTCAACGCTTTCCACCTCTTCCTTTGTGCGGCAACCATGTTCTAGCGACAGCGATTGTGACGTTATTCTAAATTTCCCAGTAAGATTATGCCTAGGATAATTCAAAAAGACCACATCGCCCAGAAGAACGTCCTCAAAAAATCGGCGGCTGTACTGTATCGTTCTAGCAGGGTTCTGCAATTCCTTTAGCTTTCTAACAGCGTATGCTGCTATGTTTTCCCCAGAGGATAATTCAACGCCTGTTTCTGATTTCCACACTTCCCTGCCCCGGCTGACGGTTGATAAATAACTGTCCGGGCTGTCGTCCCGCGCGATGGCTGCGCCGTAATCGTCATGTATTGCCATAAAACAGTTTGGTGTGTCATACCAATTAAATGTGTCTGTTACGTCACACTCCATGATGTCGTTCGCGTTAATTCCTACCGTAAGACTGCTATTATTATCATTTGCACAGATAACAATACTTCCATCGCCAAGTATTCGCATCCGCCAACCAATAGCGTCTAAAATATGCAGTGCCATTGTGAGCCTTGTTTCCCCATCCTCTGCGACAATGTTATCCGTGGTAATGGGGGACGTTCCATCGACATACACAGGGGCAGGGATGCAATCATTGAGCAGATTTTTAATCTGTTTTGCTCCGCTACCGGCTGGTGCGTAATACCCACGCGGCAGAATCACATCATCTGCCGGCTTGAGAACGGAGTAGCAGTCAATGTTGTAAGCCTCTCTCACACCATCAATTTTTCTTTCCGGGAAGGCAGTCAGGCCAGTAAACAGTGCTACTTTTGCCCCTGACCCTCCCTGTTTAGCCTGCAAGTAAATGCGTACCCAGCACTCACTGTCTGTTATCTTTTCTGTCATTGTGACAGAGGCAGATTCCTTTAAATCTGACGTACTGTCCCGGTCAATACTGCCCTCAGTAAATTCAAATTCCTGCTGGTCTGTCCATGTTTTGGGGTCAACCGTTGTTAAAATATATCTTGCTGAAAATCCTTTGCTCCAATCCATCACATCACCTCGTTAGGATGCTCTGCACTCCACTGTTCTTCCGTCACAGCATCCAGTTCTTCCGAATCCACTTTTTTAATCGTTAAAGAAAAATCTGTCCGCATTTTGTTATCGTGGTCTTTTTTCTCTGACACCTGTATATCGCAGGAAAATGACGAGCCGTCTGGTGTCCTAACGTGACATATTCCAGGATACGTTGCGAGCCGCCTCATCTGCTCAATCATCGTTGGCTCTGTCAGTGAGATACTTACTGCATCAATTTTTAAATCACGAGTGACTGCAGGGTTCCAATCACCTTGCACAGAGCCACCAAGGTATACTGTCCTCTCAAAATCTTTATCCCATGAGTTATCTAAATCAAGGTTATACTGGATTTCGATAGATTCACTGTCAAAATCAATGATTGCCTTTTCGTGGGCTATCGAAAATTCGTTGTATAACCATGCAAACGAGCTATCTACTGTTATATAGTCGCCGTTGGCGGTTTTATTTACAACCAATATGCCTCCGTATTCGTTTAGCGCAGGGTATGGGTCAACATATTTCTGGCCATAAACCCCATTTTCCAGAATCAATTCCGCTCTGTCTACACTCATCCGATATAGGTCAAATGTATCCCCATCAGCATATGTAGTTGGTTTAGCAACGACAATACTCGCTGTTTTGTTGTCTGCAATCGTATTTACAGTGGCCGTTGGTACTTCCGGTTGATGTTTCCACCGTACAACAAACGGTATCTTTTTTTCTGCCACATGGTCATAAATATCTGTAAATGCAATCTGTATGCTGTACCTTGCACCGTCATCCATCTGCCCGATCAGGTCGCTCAAGTCAATAGCGTAGCTGTCTGTTTCGCTACCAGTAAAACTAGCAATAATTTCGTTAGCAAAATGTTGTTCCTTTAGTCCGTTTGGGCGGAGAATATAATAATCCTCGTCCCTGACAATCGTTACTTTTGCTGTGCCAGCAGAATCCCCGAAGGAAGGGACTATTGTTAATGGTAGCTGCTCTAAATAATTTGTTGTACCTTCCGATGATTCTGGTACCGTCTGGTCGCTTGTTTCCGTGGTAACATCGCCAGAATTATATGCAGTTGATTCCGAAACAAGATTTGTTGTCACGCTGTTTATCGCAGGTTTTGCAACAATTTCAACAGCCACAGAATCTGACCATGCCCCTTCCTTGCCTCCCTGTGCTGTAACCATTGCTTTTAAATAATGGATTTCTCCTACATTCCACAGATTGCTCAAAAGGCCACTTGCAGTATAGATTTTATTAATGTTTTCAATAGTTTCCGATAATGTCTCCATGCCGGAAGACATCATTAAAACAACGACGTTTCCATCTTTGCCTTTAACTGGCTCATCGTTAACCGCTTCCGCTATTTTTATGCTCGCTTTGCTGTTTCCGGTATAGCCGACACTACAAATAACTGTGTCGTCCATACTAAGATAGTTTTCTGTTGTTGCTAATGTAGGTGTTGTTGGTGTCTCGCTCAGTGATACGGAAACCGTATCAGACCAAGGAGATAGCACTTCTTCGTCCCCGGACGTATCCCGCAATCTTACGCGGAAATAATATGTTTTTGCCGATTCCAGGGACCCGATATGCCACGTTGTTTCCTTGTCCTCTACATCATAAGTAGTTGGGGCGTCCGTACTAATCCATGCGTCCTCATGGTCTGCCCACGCAATGGTAGCCGCATCTGCATTTTTCCACGACCAATCCCATGTTAGTTCCACGGTATCAGATGCCACTGCCATTGCAGTTATATTTTTCGGTGGGACTGCAATCTTTCTTGTTTCCGAGTAAACCCACCCTGACTGCATGAGGGGGCTAAGTTTGTAGGTGATGCCAGATGCTCCGTTTTGAGGTGCAGAAGTTCCGGTAAAATTCTTGAGGGCAATCTGGTATTCAGCGCCGCCGGACACGTCCGGACACGTAACTGTGATTGTCCCTTCTTTGTCGGTGATCGCGATAATACCTTTTTCCTCGTTGTCTATTTTCATCCAGATTGCTGTTTTGGCGTCAGGAACCTCTGTATTTCGCTCAACGTTATTGATGATAAGTGTTGTTCCTGTTGCCGATACCGTATCAAATGACGGGGATTTTAAAGCCCCTCGCGCCGCTACTCGTGGCTCAGAGTATGCATATTTTTTATCGTGCGTACTTTGCACTCTTGTCCACATAATCTGGTCTTCCGCTATGCCATCGTCTGTGTTAAAATCTGCTGACACCGTATAATCATGGTACGCAACAGTTACTCCTGTACTCCATGATGTGCCGGTATACCTCTCTCCGCTTTCCGGCGTGTCTATGGCATATTGTAACTCCATAGAATCCACAGGGCGGTCCCGCGGCGATGCCTGCACCCAGTTTGCCCATACATAGCGGCTAGAGGAGCCTATCTCTTTGCTCCCTGTACTCTGTATATTTGGACGCTCTGGGATGCTGTAATAATGGTATGCATAGCTCCAACCGGAATCTCCGGCACACCCTCTCGATTTTGCCCTTACAATACGGCAAAATGTCTTGTTTTGTGTCGGGGAACCATCCTCTGTTATCGCCCATGTGCCAGACGCTCCCGTATAGGATGCATTGGTAAAGCGAGCGTTTGCAATGGCGCCCTTATAGTTTGTCATTAATGCGGTCTGTACCTGCGTCCTTGCAAAATGCCTTGCATCATTTGCCTCGTATGGGGTATTCCAAGTAAATGTACCTTTATTTGCGCCAGTATCATCAAGAGAATAAGAAACGGAAGGGGCATTTGGTGCATAAATGGTAAATGTCTTTGTGGAATGTGCGGCTGTATAGGTATGCTTTTTATCACTTTTTGTTTTGCCCTTTACCTTAAATTCTATCGCGTTTAATAATTTTGATGAGACAGGATAATAATTTTTTGCATTAAGTGCTACCGTTTTTTTAGTTGCTGATTTTCCTACATTTATTTTCTTCCACTTTGTCCAATCCCATTTAGAAGCACCGGCGTTTTTTGTATGTAGACGATACCATAGCCACTGTCCATCCTCATATTTTTTCGCCGGTATTTTCCAAGATATTGTAAATTTCAAACCGTCTCTCGATATAGACAGACCGCTAGGAGCAGCAGACTTTTTCTTTGCCATTATGCCATTTTCACCTGCCTTCTAAGCTCACTTGCCATTCTTCTTCCCCATTCTTCCGGGTTATCTGCACCGTTTACAGTTACATTAATAGTTACATCGTTTTTCGTTCCCTGTGTTGCCTCTTTGATATCGTTCATCAGTCTGCTACGACCGTACAGCATCTCGTCTCCTGCTTCTCCTGCTCCAAACAAGGTGGCATCAGAAAATACATATGGGCTTTCCATGGCTTTTTTATACCAGCTAATGTGGAATGATGGCAGGGAACCCTTTCCCCCAATACCGAACGGAGCTTTTCCGCCGGAAACACTCAGGTGCGGTAGGTTTAGGTGTGGAAGAGACCAGCTAAACTTTAAGGCGCTCTTAAACCGTCCAGGGAAGCTTTTTACAAGGGATACTGCCTTAGTAAAGATACTTTTAACAGCCGATGGTATCTTAGTAAATGCTCCTTTTACAGCCGATAAAATACCATTTCCCTTAAATGCTCCCTTGAATCCGTTTACAGCATTTTTAGCGGCACCCTTTAAAAGAGAAGGGAGATTTTTGACCCCTTTTATTATGCCGGTAACAATGTTTTTACCAAGCGAAAACCAGTTAAACGCTGTAAATACGCTTACGATTGCTGTGATAATCTTCGGTAAATTAGCAATTAATAACGGAATCGCACGAACTAAGCCAATCGCTAAATTTGTTATGATTGTTACTCCTGTTGCAAGGATTTTTGGCGCATTATCGTTAATAATGCCAGCCAAATTCGTTATGATTGTAGGTACATATGCAATCAATACAGGAATAGAATTAATCAGCCCTTGAGCAATATTCTGGATAAGTGTCAGGCCTGTATTTATCAATTTGCCTGCGTTGCTCCTCAATGACTCTGTAAATTGTGTCAGCATCGGCAACGCCTGCCCCAAAAAGGTCGGGATGCCCTGAGTCATGCCGTTAGCGATAGTCGTCAGCAAATTAACTCCGACCGATGTAAATACATTTAGCCCTGTGGAAATCGTAGAGGCAAGATTATTTAACAGTTGGCTGACAGCAGTTGTAATACTGCCAGAATTTTGAGTAACGCTTGAAATTAAACCGTTTATGAGGTCGCCGCCGATTTTTGTCAGCCCCGGCAACTGGCCGCTAAAATTAATCGCATCTTGCGCCAGTTTGGAAAGGGCGCCGCTTATGCCGCCAGATTCCATCGCCTCAGCTAATCCACTAACCTCGCTTGTTATACCTTTGATGGCACCACGGATAGTACCCGAAAAGGTATTATAAAAAGCAAGTTGCAGGCCTTCTGTGGCGCTAGATAGCAAGGTTATGTCGCCCTGCAAATTATCTAACTGCGTAGCCGCCTGTTGTGCTGCGGAGCCGGAAGAATCCTGTATTCCTTTCCAAAATTTTTGCACAGTCGCATCACTCGATGCGGTCATTTTATTAAACGCCTGTAAGCCTTGCGTTGTAAAAATCGTTGCAAGAGCATTGTTTTTTTGTTCCGCTGTCATACCCTGCAAGGAGCCATTAAGCTCGTCTACGAGGTCGTTAAAGTCCTTCGCATCTCCGTTGGCTTCGTAGGCAGATACCCCTAACTGGTTTAATGCTTTTGATGCATCGTCAGTCGGAGTATATAAATCTGCCATTGCCCTATTTAACGCTGTAGATGCCTCGGAGCCTGTCACGTTCTGCTCTGCTAAGCGGAGCAAGGAAAGCGTGACACTGTCCGCCGCTTGGCCGTAGTTTTTCGCTGTGGCAGCAGAACCGGAAAAAGCCTCTCCAAGGCCTCTTACGTCCGTATTAGCAAGAGTAGCACCCTTTGCCATCAAATCGGCATAGTAAGATGCGTTACTCATCGAGTCACCAAAGCCTTTTACAGCTCCGGCAGTATATGATGCCGATTCTTCCAGACTCATAGCACCGGCAGAGGCAAGGTTAAGTACCGTTCCGATACCGCTAATCTGCTCATCCGCCGACAAGCCAGCCTGAGCAAGGATATTCATTCCTTCCGCCGCTTCCGTTGCGGTGTACTTTGTTGTGCGCCCCATTTCCTCAGCCTTGGCTTTGACGTTCCCTATTTTGTCTACGGTTGTTCCCATGGTAGCTGCTACCTGAGACATTGCAGTATCAAAATTCATTCCGGCATCTATTGATGTTTTTGTAAATGCAACGGCGGCAGCAGAGCCGGCCACCATAGCTGTTTTAGCTACTTTCCCGACCGCTTTAAATGCCCCGCCAATTTTTGATGTGGACGAGCTGGCGTTACCTTCTGCGTCTTTCAGCCCCTGCTTATATGCGGTGTCTTTGATTGCCAGAGTGACAAACAATTCCATCACATTCAATCACTCATCACCACCAATCCGGCTTTTTTAATGACGTCCGCGGCTATTTCTTCGCCAGTCTTTGTTACTGTTTGTTTTTTGTTGTTATTAATTAAATCAAAAAACGATACATAGAGGTATTTCCCGCCGAACGCCTGCGAAATACTTTCGGTTACATATTTCAGCCCGTCAGCCATATATCGTTTGTAAATTAATTCCTCTGTGTCGTCTAAAATCTTAGCCTTGACGTACAGCAAGAATCCCTTTACGCTTCTTCCTCTGTATTCTCCTGCGCATCGCCAGAGGGTTCTTCTGCTGCGCTTGTTGGCGCTGAGAAAAAAAGCTGACGTACCTCCGGCTCATTGACGAGGTCAACCATACCCTTGATAACATCCATTAATTTGTGCTTTTTCTTGTATTCCTCAACTGTCTGTAATTCAAACGCCGCTAAGATTCCGATTACATCATCTTTGTGTGTTTTCAACAGCCTAGGAGCTGTTTTAGCGCCCCTAGCAAAGATTTTGATGTATTTATCACCTTCCCGCGGCGCAAGTTCCCGGCACAGGCTGAGTGCATCATCATCGTCTGCAATGTTTCCGATATGTTCAAGAGAGTTCGCAATCGCTTCTAAGCCCTGTTCTGCTGTTAATTCTGATAATCTCATGCTTTACCTCCTACGCCGCTTCGCCTGTTTTGATATAGACCTCGTAAGGTACTGTCTCTGCGTTCTTAATGCTATAATGTCCTGTGTATTCGAAATCAAAATTTCCTTTGGATTTATCATCTGATTTAATCTTAAATCCGCCCGTTGAGAGTGCATTCATAATTTTGATTGCGATAAATCCGGCGGAATCCCCGGAATTTTCGTCCGAATAGTCGCCAATCCACCAAATATCCTTAAAATCTTCTGCCTTTAAATCTGCCCTTGGTGTTACTTTGTTTCCCTCTACGTCTGCCGCCGCCATAAAACTTTTAGCCTGTGCGGTATCCATTGTAACGGCTGTGCCTGATAATTTTACTTCGATAGATTCGATTTCCTTGAGTTCCATCGTGTTTTTAGGCACATTATCAATGTCTTCCCCGAAATCCGTAAAGGATGGCTCCGCGCTAAAGCTACAACCGCCGCTGGTTGCCATGAGGATGTTAGTTGCTGTTATGGCACCCGTTTCCGGCTCAAAAGCTGATACAATAATACCGGCGTTAATCTGTATTTTTTTGAAAAGGTCAGAAGGCACCTGCGTATATTTCATTTGCTCACCTCGTTAAATGGTTATAAATTGCATAGTTATTACTGTGTATCTGCGTACTATTGACGAGTCGGCTTCATCGACCAACGGAGTCCACGGCTGGTCTTGCGACAGGAAAATAAATCCATCATCGCATTTTACCGTAGCGCCCCCTTGCAATCTGTCGCTGATTTCTTTTGCTTTTTTGTTTGGGACTGCCTCAGATTCTGTGTGATACCAAATGTTTACAGTACTAGCGGCGGCCGCACCTGTCCACCAGTTTGCTATAATCGGTTCGTATGTGATAAAAGGAAATGCGGTATCCTCTGGCACCCTGTTAGACGGATATGCAGTTATGCCGAAGGATGACCAAAATTGATATAGTGCCGCCGTTGGGGTCATGACGTTAACTCCCACTTTTCCGCCATGACCTGTGCTATGTCTAAATTAGACGATGCAGGGGTTTCTTTTTCTCCCGCAGTTGATGTAACTCTAAAAATTTTCCCGTCTTTTGTTTTTAATACATCGTGATAGTCTAGTTGTACTGTTTTAGCTGTAGTAATTGTATATGTTGCTGTTACGCCCTCTTTCTCTGCCACTCTGGCAGACATAGAGGTATCTCGGACTATTGCCGCCTGTATTTTAGCGCCCTCGACCCACTCGGTGATAAATCCACCCTCGCCGTCAGAAGTGCGCTTTTTATCCATGAGTATGCAATCCTGTAAAAATTCATTGATTAAACTCATGCCATTTTCCTCCATGGGTTCAGGCGCGCCCTAAAGGCATCTTGCCATGTGTAGGTCTCGCCCTTGCTATTTGTTGCTCTGCTGTACGAATAGCCGCCAAATGACTCTGATTGATACGCACTCAAATTGCCGTTTTTTGTCTGCCACTCGCTGATTTCGTCCACCAGTGATAAAAACGGTTTAGGGATAGCCAGCGGAACCACTACGCCGTCAAACGTCTCCTCCTGTAACGGGGCAGTATCGCCTTTGTGATACTGATAAACCCCGTCATTAAAGATAGAGCCGCTAATTAAATAATACTGCCCGTCCTGTAGCGGGAGGCGAATTGCGGTGTCAGAATAACGTAGGTCTTTGGCATCTGCTGTTACATCTGTATGCGTGTCAAAAATCCATTCCCCGATTGTTATTTTGCCTGTGATTGCCGCCCCCTTGACTGGAAAGAAATTGTGAATGTGATTCATGATTTCATAAAGCACTCAATCAACCCCTTTTTATTTTCCGTTCGAACTTACTTTCGAAACGGCGCTTGATACTTCTGGGATAGTTTCTGTAGTTCCGACGGTAACTACGCAAACACCGTCAAGGTATTCTGCCCACAGTTTCATGCCCATAATGGCGTATGTTTCGCCTGTGGCGTTTGTATAGTTGCCGCCTGCGTGAAATCCAATCAGATTTGTTTCGCCAGATGTCGTGTAGTCAAGCCCAAGTTTTTTAAAATCGCTGTCGCCGGGATCAATATAATATAGATCAATATTTTCCACCGGTGTTGCGATGACGGTTTTTGCCGGGATGTAGTCGTCAGGGAGGAGGAACAGTGTAGAGAAGCCAAAGAAATCTTTGATATACTGCAATCCAAACATTGTCTGCACAGTAATCTCTTTGTCCCCTAACCAGTCGTAAAAATCCATTACGTTTGCAAATCCTACGACTTCGGTTACATTTCTGTTCATTCCTGCGAATTTGTTGAGTACAGCACCCTTTGCGATCGCAAGTGCTTTCTGCCATTTCTTCTGTGTGCCTTTTAATGTTCCTGTCTTTAAAAACGTGTAGAAATCTTTTAAAACCTTGTTCTGCAATTCGACCATAAAGGCATCATCTGTCTTTTCAATTGCGACTGTTGCGCCCCATTTTGACACAGATTCAAGGGATAAAGATTTAGCGTATTTTTCTACGACAATATCTTCCCTTTTACTTTCTACGACCTTAAACTGTGTAAAGGGGATTGCCTCTCCCTCGCCCACACTTGCGCCGCCCTGTAAGGCTTCATCTTTCATCTGTGCTTCATATGTCACTAAGCTAGTGCCCGGCTCTTTCCTGATAGGCTTAAAGATTCCTAAGATAGTTCTTAATGCATCCCAATTTTTGTCAAATCTTGTTACAAAATCAATTTCTCTCGCTTTGAGAGCGCTATCTGTATTTAATACAGTACTAGTGGTTATTCCTGGCATTGTCTACTCCTTTCAAAATCCAAAAAGTTCGTGATTTTCCGCAATCGCTTTCTGACGTTCGCCCGCATCCTTAATTTCCATGATTTCTTTCTTGGTCATTTTCCCCGGTTCTCCTCCCGGTGGGTTCGATACGTTAGCGCCATGAGTCGTTTCGGTTGTAATATAGTCGGCATACGCTTCTTTGATGCCTTTTTCTACCTCTGTTGCATTCTCAAGTTTGCCGTCAGTTCCGATTTTTAAATTATCAATAGTCTCTTTTGATGCTTTTAATGCAAGGTTAATTACTTTACTGGACACGCCGGAATCTTCAAGCATCTTTTTGTATGCGGCTTCTTTCGCATTGTACGATGCCTTCTTGTCCTGTTCGGCCTTGTAGCCTTCAAAATCTGCGTGTTCCTTCTCGTACTTGCCTTTCCAATCATCCTTTTCGTAGTCCTCCAATTTTTTCTGGAGGTCTGGAACTTTCTCTGCGTCCTCTTTGTATTTAGTGATCTCGCCTTTTAAACCTGTAACGGTTGCAGAGTGTTCTTCGATGATCGCGGAAATCTGTTCATCTGTAAGTGTCATGCTCTTTAAAAAAGCTCTTGTTAATGCCATTTGATTACTCCTTTTCTTCGAGGGATTTCTTTCCCTAAATGACTTTATATGTAAATCGCAGTACTTCGCGATTACTTTCTAAATGTTTTTGCGGCTTTAAGGGATTTTGCCCCAAATTTGCCGTCAATTTTTAATTTACATTTCGACTGGAAAATGCTAACCGCATCTTCTGTCTTTTCGCCGTATTTGCCGTCAGTATCTAATTTCGAGCCGATAGCCCAGTTTAAAAACTTCTGCAATTTTTCAATTTCCCATCCTGCACTTTTTAGCACTGTAATGCCGTCTAAAAATGTGTAATAGCCTCTTGGCGGCAATTTAGGGAATTTCCCGGTGTATTTACCTTTTTTTGCTGTTTCTTCCTTCTGTGCCGTCACCGAGAAGTCATGATACAAAATATTTAAATCAAAATTTCCGCCGTTGCCGGTTGAAACCTTGGTCGGGAATACGCCAGAGCTGGTATACTGCCATGCCATAAGGTCAGGCACGTTTGTAGGCTTATAAGATTTGTTTGGTGTCGCTTTAAACGCCATGCGGTTATAGCCTTTGTAATAACGTGCAATCCACCAGTTTTTACAGTTAACTTTGTTTTTATCAATATGCTCCGAAAAATACGACATCCCGGTGTAAACACCAAATTTATAGCCCCTTGACTCAACGACAGTCTGTGCCGCATTGATAATCTCAGCAATCTTTGCTTTGCTTAGCCTTGCCTGCACTTTGTCCTCGATGTCAAACCAAACGCCGTATTTAAAATGTTTCTTGCTAACTTTATCGAGGATGTCACAAACAAGCTTCATATCGGATTTGGCTTTCGCCGTTGTGGTTGCGTATGTGTAGTTATACGCGCCCCATGGGATACCTAATTTCTCACACTTTTTATAGTTCTCCTCAAACTTTTTATCCTTGCCTAAATCCTTGCGGATAATCTTAATGATTGCACCATCACAACCGTATTTCTTTACTTTTTTCCAGTCGATTGTGCCGTTGTATACCGATACATCAATAATTTTCATCTCAGCCTCCTATTTCTTGTTTGTAATTGTAAACGGTACAATAGATTCTGGAATATAATTTACTTCGTACTTATATTTGTTTACCTTTGCGCCGCCTAAATCTTCAATCACATACATAGAGTCCCTGTTTAAACCAATGATCTGTTTCTTGTAAGTCCCGTCTTCCATTTCGCAGATTAAGCTAATTTTCTTGCTATCGGAGGCATCTAAAGAAAAGGCTCCTACTACTTCGAACTCTACTTTGTCCGTTCTTGTGTTGATAACTGCAAATCTTCTTAAGACATTAAAGTTATCCGCTTCTTGTGAGACATTATTGGATACCTGACTTGCTTCTGTACACCCCACTAATGCTCCTGTGGCTAACATTACTGCTGTTGCTACTACTAAAATCTTCTTTTTCATTCCGTCACCCTTTCCATCTCAACACGTATAAAAGCTTCTGATTTCCATTGATAACTCTGTGTATTTTTTTATATGTTCCGCCTGCTTTTTTAGTGTTAGTGCTAGCCTTTCCGGCATCCCACCACACCATTTTATTGCTCTCGTTTATCCCTGCGAAAATATTGGTATGCAGGCGGTAAAAGCAAATGTCTCCCGGTTTTAATTTGTTTTTATAATCCCGGGGTAATTTATTTACTTTTATCAATCTATATCGTTTTGATATAGCTGCTTTTGTTCCTGCGCCCTTATATACAACTGTTCCGTTCTTGTTGCAATAAAACAGTTGTCCCGGTTTGAGGATGCCTAACTGCTGTAGGCAATAGCATACATATGACGCACAATTACTTACCTTTTTCTTCTTTGCACCCGCCCAGCTATTCGCCACGTTCTGCGAGTATTTAAACTTTTTATCAGTAAAATACTCCGCTGTTTCCTTTGCCTTGACGAGCAAAGACAATCTGTCCATTATCCCATCACTCCTTTTAATTCGTCCGCAATAATTGCCGTGTATTCTTTTGCGTAATTTGCCGCCGCCGGTTTTAAATACGGCTGTGCCCTCTGGCCGTTTGTGATATGCCACTGCCCCTTATCGTCCTGATAAGTCCACGGGGTCTTTCGTCCTCCCTTGTAATACACGCCAGTTCCCAGCTCTACATAGGCGGCGTACTCTTCGTTGCTGCCTATTATCTCTGTGAGATTTTCCAAGTCGGTCTGATGTGTAATGCTGTTTCTCAACGCGCCTGTATCGACCGGGCAAAGGTCTTTTGCGTGCCCTTCTGCGGCGGCTCCTGCCTGTTCTAATGCCCTCGCAAGTGTCATGGTGGTCTTTAAAATTACCTCATCTACATGGCTTACAACATCAATATCCGCCATTATATTCGCCCCCTTTGCGTTGCTAACCATTCGTAATAGGTCATATCCTCTACGACTTCGTTTCTGCCTGTTTCCAGATTTTTAACACGTATCATTCGTGGTTGCGCCAGTTCAGCGGGTAGCGCAGTTCTCTGCGTACAACGACAGTTATAAACCTCCGCCGGGATCCCGCTTGGGTCTCCCGGATACATAAGGCCGTTTGAGTACGCCATGTTAAACGGTACTTCCTCACCGTCTAACGCTCTATGACTGTCTCGTGTCCTCAAGTCCTTTGTTGCTGTCCAATGCTTAACTACATCAATTCCCATCTGGTAGGCTTCCTCGTATGCCGCCTGCCTGCCCCCATTCTGCGCCCCTGTGAACGCTGTGCGGGCGTTTCTAATTGCTGCAGTATGATTCATGCCTGCAACGTCTTGGAATCGCCCTGCGAGCTTTCCTATGCTGTCGCCCTGCAATATTCCTTGCAATAGTGCATTTTGCAGTTTCTTCTTGTTCCAATGCACATCCTTGCTTTTTAGTACCCTCCGGGGTGGGAGAATCTTTTGCTTTCTGACTGTCAGTCGCTTAACTGTGTGTTCGTCAACCAAATTAAATGCAATGTCTCCAATCTCTTTTATCTGTCTATCAGACACAAGAGATTTAATCATGTACGCCTCAAAGTTATGATTAAGAGCAATCACAAGTGGGGTCTTCTCGTTGATGTATGCCGCGGCAATCTGGTTTGATTCTGTCAGCCGCCGCGCCATGTCCTCGCGCAGTGCTTCCCACCTCTGTCCTCTGCCATACTGGTTCATCAGCCATGCTTCAAATTCTTTCTTGCTGTACTTTCCTGCCTGATATGCCGCGTATTCTTTGGCGTACCGGCTAGAAAACTGTTTAAAATAATTTCTCGCTTTGCTGTCAAGCTCTTTTCCAGCTTGCTTATATACGTCTGCCAGCCGTTTTTCTAACTTTTGCAGTTCCTGCTCTGTCCACTTGTCGGATGGATACATGGTTATTCATCCCCTTCCGGGTTATCTTCCGGCATATCTGGTTCAGGTGGCTCTGTGTAGCGGCTATATGATTCTTCGTCTAATTTTGCAAGGATGTCCGGCACTTCTTCCGGTGCAACAAACGGTAATTTTTTCAGGATGGTTTCTTCATCCAGATAATTAGCTGCCTCAAGAATCATGTCTGTACGCTCTTTCTCGTTACTGATTCTGTTCCGCTTAAATTGTGGTTCGTCATCAATCCCCGCAAGCTCCAGAATCTTCTCGATCGCATCGCCCACGAAGTACTCAAAATCATCTGCATTATCGTCCAATGGTTGGTATGCCGCATCGATATGGTCGTTTGTTGCTCCGGCGGCTATGGCGTGTACATCCAACGCCCCGAAGTCCTCATAAATCTCCGACCGCATTTGTGTAAGAAACTCTTTTCTGGCGGTATATGGTGGCTCTTGTGTGTATGCCTGCACCTGCCCCTCCTCGGCCTTTGCGATGTGTTGAAACTTGAGTCGGTCCCTAAATTCCGCTAACTCGTCGTCCGTCATACCGTCAGCGTTGGAAATTAGCCAATACATCTGTGCGCAGTCGTCTAGATCATTAGCAAAACCACTTTGCACCGCGTCGTAGGCATCAATCTTCGACTGCATCCCTCTCAGGGTGCTTATGTGTCGCTTGTTGCCAAACATTGGTACAATGGGGAGACTGCTATAGTTTTCTTCTCCGATAATTTCGGGCTCCAGATTGTTTGCAGTCTCAATTCTCTGTCTGTATGCCCGTTTGGGAGCGGTCTCTTTTAATTCTCCAAATTTGCTTTCTGCGCTGTAGGTTGTATAGCCATCTATTTCGTACAGCACAACCTTAAATGGTTTTTGTTCGTCCAACTGCCAGAATCTTATGCCTGCCATCAACGCCCCTGTGTCCTCGTCCCACATCGGGGCGAACTGCGTAAAGGGAAATTCGTGCACGTGGTCCACATTCCAGAACAAGAAGGACTGACCATGGATTAATGCATTGTATGCCGCCTCTTTAATCCGTCTGTCGAATTGTTTGCCCAGTTTGTCCTTGACACTCATGTCATTAAAGAAGACACCGTTTCCCAGACTATATGAACAACGCTGTGTATTTAATTTGTGGAAGAAATTAGAGCATATCTGCGCGTTAGACGAAAAATTATCTATCTTTTTTTGACCTAGCAGAGTGTAATAAACACGCTGAAATTGCAAGATAGTCTCATTTTCCTGTGCGTCGTACTTGTCCGCTTTTAACGCCTCTTTGTATGCTCCTGTACTCTCATGGAATTTTATAAACTGATTTATAAATTGCCCTTTGTCTTTTGCGGCAATGAAATCTTGATATGATAAATACATTTGTCGTCACCCTAGAATTGATTTGTGTTGTCTTGTTCGGCTGCGCTTGACGAGTTTTTTTGTTTTTACAAAATACCTGATAGCATCCATTGCGTGATCTGACTGTTTTATAACTTCGTCCCTTCCCTTGTCAGCCGCTGTTGGGTCCCATGCATAGATACCAAATTCCTCGATCGTGTGCGTGCAAGACGGGTCAAACGATAATTTGTCTTGTGTCAACATCGTCTCAACGTCTGCTATCCCATCGTTAACAGTGTTATCTGCTTTTTTGACTTTATGCCCTTTGCTACGTAACTCCACGATGAGAGCGGTGGCGGATGGGTCAACGATCACTAAATCATCTTTCTGCCCGCTTAGCGTGTCCTCTAGTCCTTTTACTAGCGCACTGACTGTCTTCATGCGGTTGTTCTCCCTGCCTGAATAGTAGTACTCTTTTATGCAGTGCCAGTTGCCGGTATCTACTCTTTTCTGCCAGATGAGAAAGACGGTAGGGTTCTGCATACCAAAATCACTGCTCACAATTATCTCTCCGCTGGTCTTTGCTTTGCAGACGTGCCTTTCCTCTGAAAACATATCGTACACAGGCCCTTCTGCCACTACCCATTTGCCCAGTATGTAGCGTTGATACCTGTGTGTCCCGGAGTACTCTTTCATCAGTTCATCTACTACCGCCGGAGGTAAACAACCATCATGTATGTTGTACGCCTGTTGGAATATATCTGCATCGGAATCCAGAAATCCCTTAAACCAATGCTTTGGTCCCGCCGGGTTGCACGTCCCGTCAAAGTGACTGCGTGGCGTCCTGAGACGAGATTTTAACATCTCAAATACTTCTTGATTCCACGTCGTTACCTCATCGCCGTATGCATACTCAATCGTCGCTCCCTGGATTCTTGCAACATGTTTTTTGTTGTCGGCACCTAATGCATATACTTTTTTGCCAAATAACTGCACTGTGTTGTCGCTGCGTATCTCGCCAACTAGCTCTTCTCCCCAAATCTCTCGCATGGGGTCAAGTATGTTACGTTGTAGCGTGCCTCTAGTGTTTCCCAACATCACAGCCAAACCTAATCCTTTTAGGTGTGTCAGACGTTGAGGAATTACGATTGTATAGTCAACAAAGGATTTCCCAGAGCCTGTCGCCCCGGTCTTTACGTTCCAACGATGGTTACAACCTTGTAGATATTCTGCCTGTTTGCTAGTCAATGGCACTATTGACACCCCCAAGGATTTCAATAGCTTTTGCCAGTGCTTTGTCGCTTGCGCTCTCTGACTGCGGCTTATCTCGCCATTGTTCCGGCTTCCTGTTCTTTAACCAAAATATCTGTGCTGTTGTATCCGGCGCAACGTGCTTTTTTGTAACCTTTCGCTCCGTCATTACTCCGCCTTCGTACTTTTCACTCGTCTCCTCGTAGCTGTACCCTAACGCCCGTTGTAACAGGCTTTTTTCCACCTGCCTGTCCACAACATCCTTTCCCTTTTTTAAGGTATCGGCTAAAATTGGAAATTTTTTCTTCCATGTATACAAGGTATCTGGGTTAATACCGATGTTTGCCGCAATCTCTTTGTCTGTGCATCCATCTCGTGCCCATCCCTCTAGTTTGAGCAACCCTTCTTGGGTCAGCCACTCCTGGTATTTACTTATCCCATTTTGGGGGTCACCTCCTAAATACAACCATAACCCCGTAATGGATTGTTTACGGGGTTATATGAAAGGAAAGAAAATATGAAAAAAATCGTTTACACCAGTTGCATAGCGCAACTAGATACAAGTATAAGGAATTGCACCTTAACAGCCGCCGGGGTAAGACTAATAAAGCGGCTGGTCTCTAAACACTTGTAGACCCGCAACCTGTATGGAACGTAAGGCACCGTGGGATAGGCGTCTTGCGTACTCTCTTTTACGCGGGTGAGAGTTTACACTTTTACCACAAAAAGATAGAGGAGGTTATGTCTCACAAAAAGTTACCAGTCTCGTCCGTACAAGTGTATTGTACGGCATTTTTTAAGCCATGTTAGACAAACATAAAAAAGAGAGGGAGATAATTCTCCCCCTCTAATATCCTGCATATTTCCCAGCTAAATTGGCGAAAGCACTAAGCCATCTGCGTATAGTCATTTCTGCATATCCGAGCTTATCCGCCGCCCCTGCTATCGTGTATCTATCCTCAAAATACACCAGCTGTACAGCTTTCATTCTGTCCTCACCGTTGTCCATTCCCTCTGTCTGTTTTATCGCCTTGTTAATAGCGTACATCCACAGGGCTGACTGAGCTGTATTTTCTGCAATTAATTTGTCTGGGTACTTTTTTACTTGCTTGACTGCGTGCCCATACCAGTCGTGTTTGGGATTGCTCATCGTTCTATCTCCCCGTTTCTTCCAACTTTTTTAAACCTCACTCTTTGTAGCGCGTCAGGGTACTTTGTTGTATTGACTCCCGAAAAAAATTGTTTTAAATCTCTACTCCATGTAAGCTGGGAAGGTGTAAAGTCTTTGTATATTATTCTATTTTAAGAGACTCGGAATTTACTACAACGTCCGTTACGATATATAATTCTCCTTTGAAGTGCCTGTATATACAACCAGTCATTTCTTCTTTCAAATATTGAGCGTTTTTCTGGATTTCCATTGCGTTGGTAGAACGCCCTGTATCATATACAGCAGTTAACATCTTTCTCCCTCCTTTTTGTTTTAGTTTACTCGCTGATACGTAACCGTATTTCCATTTGTCAGCCTTACAACTACCTCGTAAGGCTCTTTGTTTGGTATTCCGTCATTAGTTTTGTAGCCAACCCCCACAATAGCGTCGGGACTGGCAAGAACACCACATCTCTCGCAGTATTCAGATGCTTTATACTCGCAGTCTCTGCACCTAAACCCCATAGCTTCAGGTGTCCACTCATCCGGATTTGTTTCTTTTAGCTTGCACATTCCTTCTATTGTTCCAAACTTGCACTCCTCACACCTTCCTGTGCAAGCTTTTCTGATTGTTTCTAATGCGTTCATCATTTCTTTTCTGTCCATTTTTGTTCCTCCTAAATATGCTCGTGTGGTTCGACTGGTTCCCAGTGTTTTTCAGCTTCCTGCTCAATCAATCGGTTATACCGCTCTACAAATTCGTCCTCGCTTATATTACCTTGCATGAATTTTTCTGATATGATCATGTAGGTGTCTGGTTTTGTTGCGCCATCATCTTTGCAAGATACCATTTCTTCATCTCTTTCTCTTTTTCTATCTGCATTTCGGTAAGTTCTATTTCATTATCCACCGCCTTGACTGCATTTACAACATACCTCTGTTCTTCCTCCTTTTCGTGCCAGTCAAGTACGAAATGTTTTAATGTTTCAAATTGTAAATTAATTGTTGTCCGGTATTTTCGCAAAAACTCAGGAAACTTATTGCAGATAGCAATGTGCAAGTAATCCGCGCAAATTCCTTCGTTTGGTTCAAACACTGCGTATCTTGTATCCAGTGTATTGTCATTTTTTAATTGGCCTACATACTCATCCGCAGCACTTAATTTTACATAGCAACTCCCTGCCGTATATATTTTTCCAGCCACCGCACGTTCTACTTTGCATATCTCAAAAATATTGACTTTTTTACATTGCATTTTCATAATCCTCTAATGTCATTTGCCTGAAAGTATTTCTTGTATTCTGCGGCTTCAGCAATTTTCTATGTTCTTTCATAACGTTCATATCCCCCTTGCTACCTACCAGTTCCCCCAGCATTTCGTACAGTTCTTTTCTAGTTTTCCTCTCTTCATTTTCAATTTTTTGCAGTTCTTTAAGAATCGCTTCCGCGTCTGGTAGAGGCTCTGGTTCAAACATATCTACATATCTTGGGATATTTAGATTGTAATCATTATATTTTATTTCCTGATAAGATGCTACGTAAGCATATTTTTCTGCATCTTTACGTGTAAAAAAAGCATCGGCGACATCTCTTATCTGCTCCTGCGACATGTCGTTTTGTGCTGATTTCTTTTCAAATCGTCTTGATGCGTCAATGAAAAGAATATCTGGGGAATTTTTTTCTAAAATTAGTAAAAATACTGGGATTGCTGTATTTAAAAATAACTTATCCGGTAATCCAATTACAGCACTAATCCAGTGCTCTTTAACAAGCCATTCTCTAATTTTTCCTTCTGCCGCTCCTCGAAAAAGGACACCATGCGGAAGTATCGCAATCAGTCGTCCATCATCTTTTAAATGTTGTACACCGCGCAGTATAAATCCGTAATCGGCTTTGCTTTTCGGAATTTTATGTCCCATGATTGGCATCTCGTCCGCTTCTGGGAATTTCATAGAGTATGGTGGATTCATAATTACATTATCAAAGCATCCCATTTCTTCCGGTTCTACTTGTTTTGGGATACTTATATCATTATTTTTTTCTAAATGATATGTTTGCATTATATTTCCCCGTAAACAATCCGCCCGGCTAATACTTCCTTCCAATCCATCAATGCAGGCATCTAGTAAGGCAAATGGAATCGTACGCTCACTAAATTCCTGTTCGCATATTTTTATGCCATGCTCTTTTGCGGCTGCCTTGCTTAATGCTCCCGTTCCAGAGCACATATCCAGTACACTGCCCGGCTTCATCATTTTTGCGACCATGGCGCAGATGCAATCCGGTGTAAAATCCTGTTTTAAAGTTTTTCTGTCTCCCTGCTCTTGCTGGAATATATCCCGGATGTCATCGTGCGTACTTTTTTTCACTAGCCTTATGATACTTTCTGCATTATCAGACAGTAATGCATCCATAATTGCATCTGGAAGCTTATATGATTCGGATACATGAAATATATCAAGTAAGGTTCTCTTCGAGTCCATAAAACCACTCCTTTCTTGCACGTTTCAATTTATCTATTCCCCCTTATTCTTCCGCACGCTTTCGTCCACTCCCTCGCAAATCTCTTTTCCGCCAAGTCGCTTGGGAAAAACTTTGTTTTTTTATTTTTGTATCCTCTGTTTCTCAACTCCCTTTCTACGGCTTCAATTTTCCCTTCTTTCCGTGCCCCGACACGTAGGGGCACGATTAAAAGATTATACTGAGATTACACAAACGGGAAAGAACCAATTCGCCCAGCCCGCGGTGCTGGAGCTGATGCTCCCGGACGGGGCCACGTACCAGGTGCTGCACGCATTGTCTCGGGCCGCACTACGCGTCCAGTACCAGTTCGTTTCCCCTTTTGGAGTAATTTTCACCCTTTTCTTTTCGTTATCAAAAAATGCATATTCACCTTCCATTTCTTCGACAGACGGCAAAAAGAACGTATCTACAGTTTTTTTCCCTATTGTTCCATTATCTTTATATACTTTGCAGAGTAATTCACGAAATTCCGGCTCAAATCTGTTAATAAATTCCTCACTGTTAATATATTTTCTGATGTCCGAAGTTTCCCATTCATTTCCTCCATTTTCGCTAAATGGCATCGGACCAAAAATAAGGTCCCGAACCGCAAGTGTCACGCTGTGCTTTTTATTTGCATCTGCAAGTTTTTCTTTGTCGTAGTCTAAGACATCAAAAGTCACCGCTCCGAAGTCTTCCACCTGGACTTCCATAGATGCATTCTCACCGAAGAATTCTTTTGCTTTTCCCATCTTCAAGCAATTTTTAAATTCTTCCCATGTGCTTATAATTTCTTTTGTGCGTGTTCTTTTAAATATACCTGTCATACTTATTCTCCCTTATCCTTCATCATTAACTCAACCCATTTTCTCGCTATTTCTTCTTGTGTGTCTTTAACATCGTCCCACGCGTCTGTGTTGCAGGCTAGTATTTCACAAATCAATATAACTTCTGCCATATTTTTACGTAAAGTGGCCTCTGCTTTTAACACTTCCGCTGGGGTTGGGTTAAATCCCATAATTGTCACGCGCATCGTTGCGGCTTTTGATAATTCATCCGCCTTTTCCGTTAATTTGCTAAACAATGTGCCTATTTCTAAATGTTCTAACAAATAGTCTTTCACTTCACTGTTTTTCATTTCTTCTACTTTCATTTTCTTTCCTTTCCCCTCCGGAATAAATACGGAGGAATCAATGGCATATAGCTCCTCATGGAACCGTTAACGTGTTGCTGTGTAATGTGTATCTATCCTTAACCCCGGAGGGTGTCCAGCTTTAATATCTTACCCAGTCAAACGGCAATTTATTTACTAGCAGGCAAGCCGTGCCCTCCTTTCCTACCGCAAAAAGGCAATTTCGGCAATATTTATGCTCGTTGCAGTACTTCTTGAGTATTTTCGCCGCTTTTCTTGCTTCTGAGTCTCCTGTTTTTTTCATTACGCCACCTCCCTGATCGTGATGCCATACCGTTCAAGCATCAGCTTTCTCTTGATGATGTATTCCGGATTTTTTCTTGTGCGCGGGGATTTTACGTCCTCAACAACAATCTTTCCCTCTTTGTCTGTGTAGCGGAAATCTGCTGTATATGATACGGGGCGTTCTGTAGTGCCATCCTCTCGTTTCTGGCTGCCTATAAGGATGTATCTAGCCTGTCGCTCTAATCCTGTAATTTTCCCCGCTTGTTGCATCGCCGCAAGCTCTAAATAACGATGCATTTCTCTCTTGCTGTCAAACTTCCCATCTTTCGTAAAAATCTTTTTATTTCTAAACTTATTCACAGATAATTCCTCCCAAATGTTTTGATAAATTCTTCCCTCGTTCCGTTGTTCTCCTCCCAGTACTTCTGCGCCAGCTCCTTGAGGTACCTGTCTAGTGGTCCGTTGGGATTGCGATGCACTGCCTCGCCGCCGTTGGTATGGTGATTTAAACACAAATAAACTGTAAAACCATACTTTTCGGCTTGTTTTCTGTTGCTGCTGCCATATAAGACGTGATGCCTATGCAGATTTCTAGTCGTTTTGCAGAAGAAGCACTCTTTTTTTGTTTGTAGTACGCTATTCATTTCTCTTCTTCCTTTCTTGACTTCCATTTTCCTAGCATTCGTTCCAGTTCTCTTGGTGTTAGCGTTTCAATTCCTAAATCTTCCGCTTCCTGTATCGTGCCTTTGATTAGCTCACTCATTTCCCGGCTGTCGTAGGTGTGTGAACCTCGCATGAGCCTGTAAAACACTACCTCTTTGCCTTTTTCTAGCCGCCGTCCTATCGCAACCGTGTGAACGTCCTCTTTTTTGTACATGATGTCGGTCGGAACATTGGTTTTTAAAACTGCTATGTCTCCTTTTATCAACTCCGGCTGTCCGTATCTGCCTATCATCAAATTTTTGGCTTCCGCCTTGCTCGTGCCGACTTTTTCCGCTATTTTGGTGACTAGGACGTGGAAATAAGCGTTTGCCGACAAGCTTCTTTTCTTGCGGAACGGTTTAATTATTACGGACAGTTTTTCCAGCTTTTTCAGTTCGTCCACACCCTTTATAAACCGCTCCGCCTCGTTGATTTCCAGGGTAACTGTTATCTTTTTGCTAAAATAATCCACTGCTAAGTTTTTTATTTTTCCAGTTAAATCCATGCTATTCTAGTCCTAATTCCTTCATGGCTTCGGCATACTGTTGTCGTGTCGTCTGATACAATGATTTTAAACCTCTTTGACTTGCCCATTCTTTAATCTGGGCTTCCGTCATTCCTTTTTTTTGCATCAGATCGTAGAGCCGTTTCGCTTCTTTCTCTGTGATAACCTCGTTGCGTTTGTATTCGTCTGTATCCGCGTCTTTCGAGTCGTCCAGGAGAAACAAGCTATTTAACGCGTATTTCCTCGCGTAGCTTGATGCCGCTCCGGTAATTTGTGCCGCGTCCATCTTTGGTTTGCTCTCTTCTTCTCTAGCATATGCTGTAGTACAAAAACTGCTCTCGCTTTCTACATCTTTCAAAACTGCTTTCGCTCTTATGTAAAATCGGTTGCCCAACATAACGATTTCATCGCTAATGGACAGTAGTAAACCTTCTTCGTCTAACAACGGTTTTACCGCCTCGTAGATGTCCTCTAAGCTCCTATAGTTGTATTTGCCAAAGTCGCTGTACTTGCTTTTTGGTACCTTTAATTCTGCCTGAATTTTTTGCAACTTTTTGTGAATATCTCCCATCTTTCTTACCTCACAATCACGCTTTTTGAGGTCTCAATGTGTGCCCCTGCGACCTCTTTCCCGGCTTTAATCGCCTTTTTAATCGCTGTCTTGTCTGCCTGCGGCTCTGCAATCCTGATGTATTCCTCTGTCAGACTGTCTAAGTCGTCAATGGTCACAGACTCGCTACTCTTGTAAAATACGCTGACTCTTGCCGTCTTGAGCTTTTCGCCGTCAAGGGCATGGGACAGATAGTCCTTGCACCTCTGTGCGGCGTTTTCGCAACTTCTACGGCGTTTCGCAAGCTTTTCTTCCTCCTCTTTGATTGCTTTTGCTTCTGCGGCATAATTCTTTACCGCCAGCGCGATTCCCTCCACCTTTTTGTCTCTCTCGATGTTGAGAGCCTCAAGTTTTTCGAGGTCAATAATTTCTCCTGTTTCTTCGTCCATACAACCCATGATTGCACTGTCAATCTCGTATAGTGTCATTGCTCTAATTCCTCCTCGTATCTCTCATATTCGTTGTAGTTTGCCGCACCTCGTTTGATTGCTTTGTGTGCTGTTCTGCACTCATATTCCGCCTCAAGGTGCTGTGTTTTTAAGTACTCTCTAACCGGGTCAAATCCTCGTTCCATTTCCTGTCCCCCATGCCTCTTTAATAGCCTTACTCAGTTCGTTGTAGCCTCTGGCGTATGCCTCTATCTTTTTCATGTCGTTGCTTCTTTCAACGCCCAGTCTAAACAGCTCAAGCAGTCCCTGCGCTACCTCTTTGTCTTTGATATCGACCCTGACTTCCGCCGGAATCACTACTTTCCCTGTCACTTCGTTGTCGTATTCCTTCGCCTGAAATCCGGTTGCATTAATCATCGTATCCATAGCTTAGCCTCTCTTTCTTTCCTGCTATCCAATCCCCTAACGCTCCTTCACATTGTTCCGGGGTATAATTTTTATTATCCTGCTCTAACCGCCCAACTATTTCTCCCAGTGTGGGTAGTTCTGGTACTGCTTCTTTCTGCTCTATCGCTCCCGCCGCTTTTATCATTTCTTGGAGCTTCGGTGGGTACTTGTCTATCTCCTTTTGTGTTTCCAACGCCGCTCTGTAGCTTCTGAGGAAGTTTGACTGTATGACCGTCTGAAAGTCCGCTGAATCTACTACCGCCCAGTCATGGAGCGTCTGTGGCGTTCCTACTGCCTTTTGCAACGTAGGGGGCAGTTTGTCAAACTCCTCTCTGTAACCGTAAATCCCGTTACTGCACGCCTTTGCCACTGTTGCCCATGCTTCCTGCTCACTCAGGTAATTACTTTCTGCCTTGAGCTTGCTGGCGCACTCCAAAATATCTGCCGGTGTTGGCGGAAACTTTCCGGTCGTCATATACATCTGTGCCGCTACGCTTATTGTCTGGTAGTCGTTATTTTTGCCTACCAAGCGGTACCACATATCTAACGCTGGCTCGTTAGGAATAAACCCCGGAGACGTATAAACGGTCTTTAATGCGGCTACGATTTTAGAAAATTCCGAAATCGTCATATGTCTCACTCTCTTTCTGCTCTTCCTGCTGTTTTTGCTCTTCCTGTTGTTTCTTTTTTGCCCATTCTCTTACGCTGTCATACAAGCGGCTGTCGATGTTACCCCTTTTGCCGTTCAGCGAAAAAAGGCCTTGCCATTCGTTGTCGAGCGATTGGTCTATAATCCGTTTCATCATCTCAACATCATCCTTGGACAGAAATCGCAATCTTGCAATCAAGGTTTGCATTCCCCTATCCGTCCTTACGGGTTTTCTAATCTTCTTACGCATGGAAAGAAATTCCAAAAACTTATTGTTTAGTTCCTCGTCGTCAAAGTATCTCGCGGGCGTGTCTTTATCTTTAGTATTATTACTAGCATTATTATTAGTATTATATATATTAGTATTATTGGTACCCATTTTGACTACACCCCCGTACCCATTTTGACTACACCCTGTACTCGTTTTGACTACACCCCCGTACCCATTTTGACTACACCCTGTACTCGTTTTGACTATAGGGGGTTCAGCTTTTTCACGAGCTATATAACGATTAAATTTCACCCCACTAATCTCCTCAACTCTCTTTTCAATTACTCCACGATTTGCAAGGTTTTCAAGATTTCTTTGTGCAGTGCTTTTTGACACGCCAAGAAATTTGGAAATATATTTCAATGACCCCTTAAATTCTGATTCGCCATCCTGTGAAAAGCCGTAAATAAGGGCATATGTGAGGAGCTCATTCCCCTTTAACTGTAAATCTGATATCATCCAATCTTGGATAACTATATATGCCATGTCTACCTCCTATCTTGACAAATTGCCAAGTCTTTTGTATGATTTACTTGTATGATTTATCGTAAGAGCTTAATGGTAGGGCTCTTCCTTTTTTACCTCATGCTCTACACCGTCTTTATCAGTGTAGAATACTTTGTCATACTCTACACCTTGTTGTCGTCCTAAGAGGGTGTAGAGTAATCTAATAACATACTCTTTTCTTGGAGGCTCATTCATTTTTTTATTCACCTCCTAACATCACAAAAAAATTATAATTGCTATAATCTTTTTCGGCGGTATGTGTTACCACGCCGACCCAACTGGACGAGATCCAGATAATCAACGCCACTGACACGATGGTCAGTAAATTATACATAACCTTCATTTTTTACCTCCTATACCTCGAATCTCTGTTGACGGTTATATTCGTCAATTCTCAACTTTGTGTTTGTTTTCGGTTCCCAGTTGTCTACATAGTCAATAGCTTCCTCGTATCGTTTACGAGGGATATTGTTTCGACTATTAACTTTAAATCTGTCTTGCAAGTCCCTGTTACACTCTGCAAATACAACTTTACTGATGTATGCATATGCTTCTGTGTCCTTGCCGCCTAATGCGTTCAGAACTGCCTTATTGACGTGCTGTCGCAGTGTTTGCTGTTGTCCGTAGTCAATTACCATGTTGCTTTCAAGGTTCTTAATACGGTCTTCGTGGTCATCTATCATGCCCAACTGAATACGCATCATTTCTTGAGGAGATAACTGTTTCTGGTAGCTTCCTGTCTTTCTGATTGACGGAAGAACTTCATCTGTTACCCAATCACTAAATCGTTCCGCTTCTGGTTTATGGCTTCTGAAAATTAACTTGTAAACGCCGCTTTCAGTTAGAAAATTCTCGCCTGTATTATGTAATTTCCTAAAGTGCATATCATGCACTTTAGAATTCGTAAGCTTTACAAGCTGTTTGTCATTGAAATTTCTCGTGCTACTTTTAACATCTGCAATTCCTAAAATTTCCGCTACATGCTTAGGATTAAAAAGTACTTGTCCATCAAATTCAAACACTTCCATGTCGTGTCCTTCAAAAATCATTAAATTTTCCATCTAGTCACCATCCTTTCTGCCCTTCACGTAATCCTATTTTTTAGGATTCTCTTTCCACAAAAATATAGTCCATAGGTATACCGGAAAGCTCACTAATTCTACGAAGTTGTGTAAGGTCTGGTTCTGTTTTCCCCGCTTCCCAGTTTGTGATTGTTGCAAGAGATACGCCGATTTTCTTGGCAAATTCTCTTTGACTTAAATTTGCATTAACTCTACAAGCCGCAATGCAAATTCTAGGAATCTGTAACATCATTTTGTTTCGCCCCTTTCGTTTGTTTGTGATTTAATTATAATCCTAAAATATAGGATTGTCAAGCATAAATTTAATTTTTTAGGATTTTTATTGAATTTTTTAGGATTGTATGTTATTATAATGATGCAACCAATTAAACAAAAGATAGGAGGAAGACAATGACAGAGGAGGAACAAAAGAAAATTTTTGCTAATAACTTAAATCATTATATTAATGCTAGTGGGAAGCAACAAAAAGAAGTGGCACGTGAACTTGGATTTGCTCAGACAACTTTTAATACTTGGTGTGTGGGAAAAATAATGCCGAGATCAGGAAAGATTCAAGCTATTGCGGATTACTTCGGAATCTTGAAAAGTGATTTAACAGAACAAAAGAAATACGATGATTTAGGTGGCGAATTCATGGACGTTTGCGTCAAGATAAATTTAAGTGATGAACGTTTTCAAAAAATCGTAATAGATTACTATGATTTATCTAAAGAGAAAAAAGAAGCATTTTGCAATTTTTACGAAAAGTTTATACTCCGCGACTAAGATTAAGAAAAGGGAAAATTAATTTCCCTTTTCTTGCTTTTCTAAAGACTTTACGCAGTCGAGCATAATCTTCAAAAGTCGTTCTTGTTGAACGTTATTTAATCGTTCAATTATTTCTTTCTTGTATTCCTCTGCCATTTTTACTCCTTTCTGACACGTACTTTTAACCCGCTTTAAAGCTATGTTTTATAGTGGTTTTTTATTATATCATAATATTATGGCTCTGTTAGACCAAATATGCGGAATTTTTTATTGATGTATTTAAATGCTTATTATATAATTTATTTGCAACATGGCAATAATAAGAAAAGGAGTAGAAGATATGAGCAAAGAAAAAACTAAAGTTTGCAAGCATTGCAAAGAAGAAATTGACGCAAAAGCTAAAGTGTGTCCTCATTGCCGGAAGAAACAGGGCGGCAAGCTGAAATGGGTAGTTATCATTATCATCGTTCTGGCTGTTTTAGGTATGGCAATGGGCGGTGGTGACGATGACAGTTCTTCCACTGATTCTCAGACAAAGAGTACCACCGCAACAACAGCGGATAAGAAAGAAACCGCTAAAAAGGAAGAAGTAAAAGAGAAAGACAGCGTAAAAGTTGGTGAATCTTTTGAGAATGACGGTTTAAAAGTAACTGCTAAAAAGGCTGAATTTGGATATGATGGTGGAGAGTATTTCACTCCAAAAGATGGATGCGAATATGTAGCTGTAGACTTTACCTGTGAAAATATTGCAGAAAAAGGCGACAAGTATGTATCTGTATCTGATTGCGAATGCTATGCAGATAATTCAGCTTGCGAACAGCAATACATAGGAAACAGTGATTTTGTTAACACTAATTTGTCTCCAGGAAAGAATGTGAGCTTTACAGCATATTACGAAGTGCCAAAAGATGCAAAGAAAGTGATTTTAGAGTATAGTGCTTCGTTCTGGACAGACAAGAAGATAACTATTAATTTAAAATAATTAGTCTACTAATAGGACAACCAACAAGAGAGAAGAATCAATTCTTCTCTCTTTTCTTTTTTCCTCAAGATAATAAAAAAGCACCTGCTGAAACAAGTGCTTTGCCTTCCAGAATGGAACTATTAAAAACCTTATCTATATCCTACTCTCCTTTACCGTATTTGTCAATAAGTTCTTTTACTGCATCTATGTTTTCTTGTATAGTATTGTATTCAGAATTACGATGTCCTCCAAATGCATGATAAGTATGGTAATAATATCCAATGCCAATGTATCCGTTTGGCATTTTTATTCGAAACTCATTATTTGACTTAAAAACCATGCCCTCAGGCAAGGTGGATAAGAATCTATCTAGTTTTCTCCTTTTATTGAATTTTTGCATACCATTTCCCCCTTTCATCCTAATAAATCAGTGTCAATTCCCTTTCGTCATTGTGTACAAAGCCTGCCTTCGTACCTCCGGGGCGGGAATTTAATTACTGAACCTCTATATTAACGATATTAACAAGTGTGCAATCTGCACTTTCTTCCTCCGAATTGTACTCGCTTTCAATTTCAAAAGAAATTGCAAAATGGTCGTCAGAATCAGGAACTTTATAAAAGATATTTTTATCCTTTAAAACATCATCCCACGCGCCCTCATCGTTTATCCAGTCCAGTTCGGAAGGGCACCCGAACTCTGTCATAATTTCGTCTAATTCATAAAATGATACTATATTTCCTACTAATTCTTTTCTTAAAATTCCTAACATGATAATTTCTCCTCGTCTTTCTTTCTCCGGCGGAATTCGCCGCCGGGCGGTAATAATATTTACATCTCCTTACAGTGGCAGGTTACCCAGCAATTTTGTTGTCCGCAAGGTAATTTGTCATGTGGAAAATCGCCTCTGTTTTCCGGGCAATTTTCACAGTTATATTCATTTTTGTAATTGTACATAAATTCTATGTACTCTTCTCTCTCTTTCGTTGTCATGTTTCCTTCTTTCTCCGGCGGATTCCGCCGCCGGGCGGGTGGTTGTTTATGCGATTTCGTAATTTTCCAAGAACCATTTAATGGTGTCATAATTTTCATTGCCAGCGCTGTAATCAGAAACGATGCAGTTATTGTTGTTACAGTCGATATAACCAACTGCGCGGCGCTTGTAGTCATTCACATAAATGCGTTTTTTGTCGCCTCTTTCCCATAATTTGAATGTGAAATAGTTTGAATCAGAATCATATTCGGTTCCTACGTTTTCGTTGTAGATTTCCCCGTTTTTACGTTTTGCGATTTTGACACATTTTTCAAATTTCTCTTTCATGTTCTTTGCTTCCTTCCATGCTAATTTTAATCCTTCGGAGATGCAAAGACCTGCCTTTTTAACTAACTCCCACGCTCTTTTCATGATTTTTGATAAATTGTATTTTTTCATTTCTTTGCATCTCCTTTCTTGATTTAATCTTATTGTACACGATAATGACTATTATGTCAAGAGAAAAATACACGAAAATATATTATTTTTTTCTTGATATTTATTTCAAAATAATGTACTATATATTTATAACGATTAAAGGAGGCTTTTAAATGGAAACACGAGCAAGAAAAAGAAGTAACATATATAAAGGTAGTATCTCATATAGTAATTTATGGGACACGTTAGAACGCAGAGGGTTAAAGCGTTCTAACCTATTAGATAAGGAAAGTTTTAATCTTTCCCCGGCACTGGTCAATAAGTTACGGCACGACAGAAACGTGAATATAGATACAATTATGTATTTGTGCGAGAAATTGGACTGTCAGGTGTGTGACATCGTGGAATACAAAAAATAATATATTTTCGTGTATTTTTATCTTGACATAATAGTCATTATCGTGTACAATAAGATTAAATCAAGAAAGGAGATGCAAAGAAATGAAAAAATACAATTTATCAAAAATCATGAAAAGAG